TCGCGACCGAGTCGTCGATCTTCTTCTGCACGGTGGCCCAGAAGCTGGCGGGGACCTTCGCTTCCTGCGCCACTACGAGACCGCCGGCTGCAGGGGGTACATGTCGAGAACCACCCTGTCCGTGAGGTCGCCGCTCTTCTTCTGCACCCTCATCCGGGTCGTGCCGCTGCCCAGCCAGGGATGGTTCTTCGTGACCACCTGGGCGTAGTCGCCGGCCAGCACCTCCCGGGCTGCGGCCGCGGTCACGGTCACCTTCCACACCTCGACCGGCCGGGCGGCGCGGCCCACCAGCTGGGCGGCGTAGCCGTCGACGGTGGCCTGCACCTCGACCTCCGAGTGCTGGTTCTCCTGCTCGAGCAGCGGCCAGCCAGCGTCGACGAGGGTGGAGTCGTAGGCGGTACCGATGATCGTGTCCTCGTCGGTGCCGTTGCCGGTGGTCCAGCCCCGGGAGCCCATCGCGGTGCCTTCCTCGTCGGTGGCGATGCCGAGCACCGGGCCGCGCGGGGCGGTGGTGTCGAACACCCAGTCGTCGCCGACCTGGGACAGCTGGGGTGCGGCGCCGGTGCCGGTCTGCATCACCCACTGCATGAACCGACCGTCGGACGGGTTCCGCTGGGGCTGGAAGCGGATGTCCGGAGCGGCGGCCGCCCGCTGGGTCAGCTGGGTGAGCTGGTCGGAGAGGGTGAGCAGCTGCCACCCCAGGAAGGTCTCGGTGTTCGTGGACCCGGGCCGCGCGGCGGGTAGGACGAGGGGCAGGTTCCCGCCGGTCCAGGAGATGGCCTGCGCGACGAGGGCGCGGGCGATCTCGCCGAGGTCGGCGCCGGTCAGGACGGTCTTCACCGACTGCACCTTCTGCCCGGCCGCCAGCACCGGGATGACCTTGCGGTGGTCGAACAGGCTCCACAGCCCGGCGGCGCCGAGCGTCAGCTGCCCCTGGACCCAGTCGTAGCTGCGGGACCAGATCGGGCCGGCCTCCTGCACCCAGTCGTCGAGCTCGACGGCCAGGAACGACCGCGCCGCCTGCGCGGTGCGCCGCAGCGCGAGCCGGGCGATGACGTCGTCGGGGACGACGACCTGGTCGATCGAGCCGGCCGCGTTGAGGGTTTGCGCCCAGCTGCTGCCGGTGACGTCGATCTCGCCGAAGATGCGGCCGGTGCGCAGATCGCCGAACAGGACCCTGGTCGTCACTCAGAAGCCGCCTTCCACCGCGGCACCAGCCGACTGCCCGGGTCGTAGGTGCCGCCGAGCGAGGTGAACTGCAGAGTCAGCTGGCCGGGCAGACCGGTGTCCGGGTCGGCGGCGGGGATCAGCAGCCAGTCGGCGTTGGTGAGTTCGCCGCGCCGGTCGGCAGTGCCCTCCGCGAACACGGTGCCGGCGGCGGTGTCGACGGTGATGGTCTGCCCCGCGGGCACCGCGGTCGGGTAGGTGATCCGCTGGCCGGCTGCGGAGACCTCCCAGCCCTGCTGCAGGCCGTAGGTCGTGCCGGCGACGACGTCGAAGGTGAAGCCGACGTCGTCGGTGCCGTCGTTGGTGAGCGTGACCTGGCCCGGGGTGCCGGCCGCCCCCCAGTCGAGGACCCCGCCGGCGAACAGCGGCCACGCCAGGCCACCGCCGGCGGCCGGCAGCCCGGTCGACGTGGTCTGCTCCGGGCCGTAGCGCAGCGGGTCCGGGCAGCGGAACTGCAGCGAGAACGGCACCTCGCCGAGCGCGTAGCCCTCACCCACGGGCAGTGCGCGACGCAGCACCCGCGCCTGCGACGTCAGCGCCTGGCCGAGCGTCTCGATCGTCAGGTCGTAGAGGTCGCTGCGGACCGTGGTCACCCGCTTGAGCGCCTGCGCCAGTTGGTCCCGGTCGGCCAGATCGGCGATCTTCCCGTTGACGGTGACGATCCGGGCCTGTGAGAACAGGTCCCCGACGTGGTCACCGTCGCCGCGGGTACGCGGCTGGGAGAGGTCGTTCGTGTCCGGCAGGTCATCCCAGCCGCTGATCGACTGCACGATGTACGGGCTGTCCCCGCCGAGGGTCAGGCCGCGCCAGGTGATCTCGGTGTCGGCCATCGCCCCATGCCCCTCTCAGCTTCTGGTGCGGGAGATGAAGGCGAGCGCCTCGGCGTTCTCGTACGGCGTCTGACCGGATTCGCTCTTCCAGGTGCCGACGCTGACGGTTGGCCGGTCGGGGATGGCCGCGGCGACCGCGGCCGCCAGCTGCCGGTAGTCGATCGCCGCCGCTCCCCCACCGCCGCCGGCGCCGACCAGTTCGCGGGTGCGCACGGGGGCCGCCTGCCCGGCGGTCAGCCCGTAGCCCATCCGGCCGGCCGTTTTGGCGAGGATCTGCTGCGACCGCGGAGACCCGTTGATGGGGATGAACGCCTCGTCGCCGACGACCCGGTCACCGATCAGCCGGTACGTCTGAGGCGCCACGATGTCTGCGACCCGGCCCGACATCGGCGTGTACCAGCCGCCGTCTGCGAACGGGTGGATCAGCCCGCCGATCGCCGCCCCGGGCCGTTGCGTCGGCCCGTAGTTGGGGGTCGACACGCTGGCCCGGATCAGGATCGACTGAGTCCTGGCCGTCTGGATGAGGTCCTGGATCTCCTTCAGCGCCGGATGGGTGTCGGCCGAGACGATCACCTTGCCGTTGGGCAGGTGGATCGTCATGTAGCCCAGGTCGTGGAGCGCCTTCTCCTGCTTCGCCGTCGGCGCGTCGATCGTGATCAGGTGACCGTCCGGCAGACCGTCGACGGTGAGGCCGAGGTTGGTCATCGCCTCCTGGGTGAGGTTGGTCGCCGTGGTGGCGTGCTCCAGGATCTTGATCTGGGCGAGGATCGCGTCCCGGCCCGGGCCGACCATCTGGTCGGCGACCTTGCGCAGCGAGTCGAGCTGGGCCTTCTGCGCGATCGTGGCGGTGTCGGTGGCCCCGTTCGCGGTTGCCTGATCGGCGGCCGCCTGGCCGGCGGCTTGCGCGGCGGCGATCGCCGACTGCGCCAGGGACAGCTGCTCCTGGCGCAGCTCAGCGGTGGAGTGCTGACCGTCGTGGGCGTCCTGGTTGTACTGGGCGATCGCCTGGGACAGCTGGATCTGCGCCTGCTGGGCGGCGAGCTGGGAGTTCGCCGCCGCCAGCGCGGCGTTGGCTTCCTGCTGCATCACCTGCAGGTGCGACTTCTCCGCCCCGGTCAGGGTGTCGGTGACCGTGGTGAGGTTCGCCCGGGCGGCCCGGACCTTCGCTGCGGCGTCGGCGACGGCCGTCGAGTTGCCCGGGTTCTGCTTCATCACCAGCGCGAGGGCGTTCTCCGCGCGGGTGACCCCGATCTGCGCGGTGTCCATCAGGCTGAGACTCGCGTGGTACGAGCTCATCTGGTCCTTGGCCTTCGCCAGGCCCGCGCGCAGTTCGTCCAGGCTCTGGCCGGCGAAGGTGGTGCCCAGCGCCGACCCGTAGCTCGCCTCGCCGTAGGAGTGCGTGGCGGCCGTGGCGTCGTTGAGCGCCTTCTGCGCGTCGTCGATCTTCTTCTGGTAGTCGTCGAGCTTTTTCGACGCGTCGACCGCGCTCTGCCCGCCGAGGTCCTGCTGCTTGTACAGGCCGAACAGGGACGTGGCGTAGCCGTCGATGCGCTGCTGCCCGGCGCCCAGCGCCGACGCGAACTCACCCACCGTCAGAGCCGCGCCGGTGAGCGCGATGCCCCACGGGCCACCGAAGAGGCCGACCACGCCGGACCCGGCGGACTTCAGCGCCGACATGCCCTTGACCGCGGCCGCCGCCTTGACCGACCCGAACGTGCCGAGGCTGCCGCCGGAGCGGGTGGCCGAGGCCGACAGGGACTCCATCTCCTGCGCCAGGGTGCGCACCTGGGTGCCCGCACCGGCGGCGGAGCGGGCGTTCATCGCGAACAGGGACTGCTGGAGGGCCATCTCCTCGCGCATGCCGGCGAAGGCGGCCTTGACCTTGCCGCCGCCGGTGGCGAGCCCCTCCAGCCATCCCATGGAGGAGGCTGCCTTCAGCGCGACCAGCCCGACGACGACGTCCTTGATGGGCGCCGGGAGCTCCTGGAAGACGTGCAGGATGCCGCCGCCCGCGTCGATCAGGGGCTTCGCCGCCACCTCGGCGGCGTGGAAGGCGGCGCCGAGATCGTGCATGGCGGCCGGGCCGTGGTCCTCGACGTAGCCGAGCACGCCGGTCAGGGCGGGCAAAAGCCGCTGTCCGGCCTCGATCGCCAGCGACTTCGCGCCCGCCTCGACCTGGGCGAGACGCTGGTTGAAGTTCGACTGAACCTCGTCCCAGCCCTTGATGTTGCCCGCCGTGTCGCCGGCGGCCTTGCCGATGTCCTTGATCGCGGCGTTGGTGGCCGCGGCGTGCTCCCCGGTCACCTGCAGCGCGACGGTGAGCCCGGCGCTGGTGCCCATGGCCTTCTGCAGGGCGGCGGTGTAGGTCTGCGCCGCCGGGCCGCCGGCCTTGAGGATGTTCGAGAAGCCCTGGCTGCTCTTGACCAGCGACAGGAACTGCAGGCCCATGGCGCCCTGCTGGCCGCTGAGGCCCTTGGCCGCCTTCTGGTAGTCGGAGATCGACACCGACCCGTCGAGGAGCCCCTTGGACATCTTCGCCAGGGTCGGCGGCATCGAGCCGAGCATGATCTGCAGGTCCTGCGCCGCCGTCTTGCTCTTGTTGAGCGCGGGGAGGAGGACCTGCTTCGTCGCCGGGTCGAGGTGCTGCACGATCGCCTGCGCGATCGTCTGGATGGTGCCGGCGAGGCCCTTCTTGCCGAGCATCGGTCCGAGCTCGGCGGAGTTGATCCCCAGTTGCGCGAGCTCGGCGGTCATCGTCGCCGTCGGGTTCTGCATGTGCCGCAGGGCGTCGGCCATGTTCTGGGCGGCCTGGTCGGCTGACTCGCCGGAGGCGGTCATCGCCGAGAGGGTGCCGGCGATGTCGGCGAGCGGGACGCCGAGCGCCGCGGCGAGCGGGGTGACCGAGTGCATGGCCCCGGTGAGCTCGTCGAACGACGTTTTGCCGTGGCTGACGGCGGTGATCAGCTGCGAGGTGACCCGGGCGGCGTCGGACGCGGGGAGGTTGTAGTCGTGCAGCGCGGTGGTGACCGCGTCGAGCACCTTGGAGAGGTCGGCGTTCTCCTGCTTCGCGCCCTGCGCGCCGGCCTTCAGCACGCCGAGGGCGGCGGCGCCGTGGATCCCGGAGGACTCCACGGTGTACATGCCGTGCGCGAGTTCCTGCGCGCCGATGCCGACCTGGCCGGCCATGTCGAGCATGCCCTGGCCGACGGCGGCGATGTTCTTCTGCGACTCACCAGCCGTCGTCACGAGCCGGGTGAGCGCGGACTGGTAGTCCCCAGCCCACTTCACCGACAACCCGGCCGCGACGGCGGCGCCGACGCCGGCGAGCCCACCGAGGGTGAACCCCAGCGTGCCGGCCGACTTGTTCAGCTTGCCGAGCGCACCCTCAGCCTTGCCGGCCCCGGCGGCGGCCTGCTCCATGCTCGTGGCCGCGTGCGGCCCCACCTTGGAGGTGGCCGCGTCCAGCGCGAGCGTGGACCTCTCCGCCCGGGCCGCGCCGGAGACGTAGGAGGAGGGGTCCATCGCGAGCCGGACCACGACCGAGCGGACGGGGGAGGACACGACGAATCACCCCCCGCTGGTCTCAGGTCTTCGGTGGCGTGAGGCCGGCCGACCAGACGGTGGAGCGGGCCGAGATCTCGTCGGTGTCGCGGTCCTTCGCCTGGGCGGCGGCGATCGCGTAGGTGGCGTGGCAGCGCCGGCTCTCGGCGCCGAACCGGAACTGGTTGTCCGGGTTGCCGCACTCAGTGACCGGTAGCCCGCAGGACGGACACCTTTCCGCCGCCTCCGCCTGCTCCAGCTCATCGAGAGCCAGCGCGTAGTCGGTGTCCTCCTGCGTGAACAGGGGCTTACCGGCTGCCGGCCACGGCCTGCCCAGCACGATCGTGCGGGGCTGGCCGTGGGCCCGGGCTACTCGGGCTTCTGCTCGAGCGCGTGGAGAGTTGCGGAGGCGGCGAAGGAGAAAGGGACAGCTCCGTCCTCCCCGATCGCCTGCAGGCACTCGCCGAACAGGCGGTCGGCCTGACCGGTGCCGGCCTTCTCCATCAGCCGCCGCGCCTGCTCGACCGTCGCAGTCGGCTCGACGAGGCAGGCCGCGATCAGCGCCGGGGCGCCCGTGATCGGGTTGAACCGCTCCTCGTGTCCCTCGCGCGACGGGTGGGCCTTCAGCCACTCCTCGCGCTCGAAGTAGGAGATGCCGCGCACCCGGAACGTGACGCTGGCGGCCTCCATCGCGGCCTCGACGTCACGGATCCGCGCGGCGATCTCCGCGGACTCGGCGCGGCCGCCCATGGTGCCGATGCTCGCCTTGTTGGCCTCGCCGAGGCGGCGCTCGAGGTCCTGGTGCTCGCCGACCAGCTTGCCCTTGAGGCAGATCCGGACGGTGTGCTCGGGCTGCTCGAGGTCGCCGAGGACGCTCTCGATGTCGACGGTCATCAGGCGGCGACGGTGACCGGGTTGTCGACGCCGTGAACCTGGGTGCCGTCGGTCATCTCCATGCCCACGGTCACGGCCTGCAGCGCGTTCGGGGCCGGCTTGTCCGGGTTGGGCCGCTGGCACATCACCGGGTACAGCTCGACCTTGTCGGCCGCGGTCCACGCGACGGACGCCAGCTTGTCGCGGCGCACCGCGAGGAACCCGCTGGCACCCCGGACGAGGGCGGCCTGGACGGCGGTGGCCGCGACATCGCTGCCGCGGACGTACTTCACGCTCAGCGTGTAGCTGTCGCGGCCGATGATCGCCGAGTTCGCCGTCGAGTTCAGCTTCGAGTTGTCGATGCTGGCGGTGGCGGCGGCAGTGTCGAGGCCGTCGGGGGTCAGTCGCCCGTCGAGCGCGACGCCGGCGGTCAGTTCGGCGACGGTGGGGGCGGTGACGACCGCGATGGTCGGCACGAATGCGACCTTGATCATGCCGTCGAAGCCGTAGTCGGCCATGGCTCAGTTCTCCTTGCTGGTGGGGGTGGGGGAGTGGTGCTCGCGCCGGGGTCGTGGCTGCGTTTGCCGGCTCAGTTGCCTTCGTGTCGGCCAGGCGTCTCGGGAGCGGCTCCGGGCTCGTCGACGAGCTCGTAGCCCTGGTTCGTGAAGAAGGGCACCGCGGCCGCGCCGACGGTGCGCTCGGCGCCGGTCTGCCCATTGCGGACCCGAACGTCGGCGGTCACCGCCTCGACGGCGGCCGCGAGGTCGGTGCTCTGCTGCCGTGCGTCCTCTGCAGCGGCCCGGAGGGCTTCGATCGGCTGCTGGACCTCGGCGGGGGTGTTCGTGTCGTCGGGCATTGGTCGTTCCTCTCGGGCATGGCGGAGGGCCGGCGCATTGGCGGCGCATTCCGCGCCCGGTCGCTGGCCTGCGGCGATGCGTGTGTCCGGCCGATGGATGGGGCGCTCAACCGCTCAGATCTGAGTGGTTGAGCGAACGCTCAAGGCGCGACGGGAAGGTCTTCGACCGTGGCGGTGAGGCCGATGCCGGCGAGGGCGTCGACGAGTTCGGTGACCGAGGGTGTGGACCGCTGCAGCCGGGTGGGCACGTAGCCCTGGCGGTCGACGAGCAGCTGCTCGGCGCGCTCGCCCAGGTGGGCCCGGGCTCCGGCTCGGGTGGCGTGCAAGGAGGCCAGGGGCTCGCCGAGTCCGGGCCCGCACACGAGTACGAGGGTCACGAACACCGCGCGTGCTCCCCCTCCCCCGCTGCCGAGTCGGACGAGTGGTCAGGCGGGGCTGGTGCGGATCCGCCACTCGGCGGGCAGGTCGAACAGGGCCGGAGAGACGTGGTCGTCGCGGGAGAGCCCTCCCGACGGGGAGATCGCGCCGCTGTGCGCCCAGTCCTGCACCGGCATGCGGTCCACGACCCGGCCGTCGATGGTCTGCCGGTACAGGCCGATCACCGCCTGGAACAGCGCCTGCTCGGCGATCCTGGCGGCCTCGGGGGTGAGGCCAGCACAGTGGCAGATCAGCACGGTGGTCTCGGTGCCGAGCGGGTCGTTGAGCTTTGCGGCGGTGCGGACCGGCCCGTCGGGCCAGATCGAGACGAACGGCTTGCTGCCGGTGTCCTTCGGCCGGCCGCCGATCTCGGCGGCGATGCCGGCGTCGATGATCGCCGCCTTGACCGCGTCGGTCACAGCCACTTCGAGCCGATCGCTGCGGCGGCGTCGATGAAGCGGGGCTCTTCGTCGTCGAGCGCCCGGCCGAGGTCGCGGTGCGGCGCGTTGTTCACCGACCCGTACTCCAGGATCGGGCCGAGGTGTCCCTGGCCACGGCGTTCCGGGCCGACTTCGCCGCCCAGGAGGTCGGGGTCGGGGTCGTAGGTGATGGTGCCCGGGTAGGCCTTGGCGTGTGTCCCGGACGACGCCTGGGCGTTGCGGCGGGCGCCGTTCTTGATGTTCAGCAGGCCCTTGGCGACCACAGCCGCGGCCTCTATCGGGGCGGCCGCGGCGGCGGCCGCGAGGGCGGCGGCCAGGCCGGTCAGGGTGGTCTCCACGAGTGCCCTCCTCAGCTGACCTTGTAGCCGAGCATCCGGCGTGCGGTGAGGTTGTCGCCGATGGACACCTGGCGGATCTGCAGCTCGGCACCGACGAGCGCCGGGTCGGGCGAGGACTCGATGACGACGTGCTGCTTGACCTGCGGCACGGGCGTCTGGCCGAACGGCACCGCGACCACGTAGTTGGAGGCGAAGAGCTCCTCGCCGACGACCTCAGTGGGGAAGTCGCGCATCGTGGCCGGCCGCACCCGGCCTTCACAGCGGACGGGGTCGACCTCGGGATAGGTCACGGTGCCGTCGGCTGCGGTGGTCGGGTCGCCGAGGGTGAAGTAGCGGAGGGTCGAGGTCATCTGCGCCTCGGCCCTCCGCCGGCCCATCGTGGCGGCGGCGGACGCGCTCATGACGTCACGAACGCGGTCGAGCCGTAGCGGGCCCGCAGTCGCTCGAGCACCCGCTGGGGGATGGGTAGCTCACCGGCCTGCTGCTGCGCGGAGAACTGGACCTTGAAGTCGTCGACGCCCAGGGCGGCCGGGGTCGCGCCGATCGGCAGGCCGTCGGCGATCCGGGCGAGGGCGTCGGCGACGAGGACGCGGGTCCACCGCATCAGCTCCGACGGTGGGCTGTCGTAGCCGACGGTGTAGGTGACCTCGATGATGCTGGCCTCGGGGCGCCGCAGCTGCCAGTAGGGCTCGAGGCGCCAGATGCCGAAGATCAGGACGTTGTCGACGAGCTCCCAGCGGGCCGGGTCGATGACAACGCCGTCGATGGCCACCTGGGAGATGCCCCGGATCGGTGTCCCGGGCAGGTGCACCTCGTGGCCCTGATCGAGGCCGCGGCGGTGGGCGATGGTGATCTCGGCGGCCGGATAGACCTGCCAGCCGATCTCGTCGCGGAGGAAGTCCGAGGCCTCCTCGCACAGCTCGGCGGCGAGAACGGGGTCGGTGAAGGTGATGCTGCGGGCCGAGAGGTCGGCCACCGTCGCGAATGGTTCAGCCACGGTGGCCGACCTCCTTTCAGGTCCTTGCTGGCGCTCTGCTCAGTCGCGTCAGCTCAGTGAGGTGGAGCTGGGTCAGGAGACCTTGACGGAGGCGGTGACGAGCCCCGTCGGGCGCACGACCTTGCCGCCGTACAGGTGCAGGCCCTTGAGGGCGTCGGCGAACCGCTTCTGCGGCCGGAACGCCTCGACCTTGCTGATCTGCTCGGCGTAGGAGGTGGCGATCGCCGAACCGGAGACGGCCACCTGGCCACCGCCGGACAGGGCGATGTCGGCCACCGTGGCCGACGCCGAGGAGTTGACCGTCGTGACGGCGGTGCTCCCGTCCGCGGACACGGAGGCGACCTTGTTGGCGGCGCCGACACCGGTGCCGGCGATCGTCAGCCCGACGTCGCCCTGGTTGAACGTCCCGGCCGCGGCCACGATGTTCTTCGAGCCGGTCGTGGTGGTCGCGGTCAGGCCCGAGCGGTTGGCCTGGGGGGCGTTGTTCGACAGCAGGATGTTGAAGCCCGCGGCCCGGCCGACGAGGCCGTTGCGCAGTCCGCTGTCGTCGCCCGACTCGTTCACCTTGATGAACCGGCTGTCGAGGAGCAGCTGGCCGTGCGTGGCCGGGTCGATGACCGTGAACCGGCCGTTGGTGGGCACGTTGGCCTGGTCCAGCTTCACCTTCGACGGCACGAGCAGCCGGTCGTAGACGTTGCTGGCGGTCGTCGCGTCGACCACGCCGAGGGCGTTGCCCGCGGCTGCGACCATCTTGGCGGCCACGTACTGGTCGGCCTTGTCCCGCAGACCGAACGCGGCCTGGTTCGCGGCGTCGGTCATCAGCGCGCCGCCGGAGCGGGACTGGCGCATGTCGATGTCGTCGATCTCGAAGGCGAAGGCCTTGGCCTGGTCGATCAGGAGCAGCTGCTCGCTGTCGTTCAGGGTCTCGACGTTGAGGTCGGTGTCCTTGGCGTAGTCGACGATCGTCGGGGCGCCCACCGAGACGATGTGCACGGTGTCGCCGAAGGCGGAGATCTCGCCCTCGTAGTCGCGGTTGACGCACGGCGTGCCCGCGTAGACGAGGTTCTTGTAGAGGACGGAGAGGACCTGGGCGGCCCAGACCTCGGGGATGAAGTTGGCGATCGACATGGTGGCGGTCGTCCTTTCTCAGGGCATGCCGACGAGCCCGGCACGCGGCGCGTGCGGGCTGGGTCGGGAGGGGGTCAGATCAGGAGATGCCGAGCAGCTTGTTGAGCCGGCCATCGGTGCGGGCCTTCTCGATCTCGGCGTGCTTGCCTTCACGGGCGAGGCGCTCGACGTCGGCCCGGGCCAGCTGCGGCTTGCCCGCATCGCCCCGGTCGCCCTGGTCGGCGCCGCCCTGGAACTTCTTCTTGGACTCACCTTGCGTGACCCCGAGGTACGGACGCGCCTCCAGGAGCTCCTTGAGCGCGTCCGTGATCGCCTCGACGTCGACCTTGCCGTCGTCGAGGAAGTCGTCGAGCTTGTCGGCGAGGAACAGGCGGGCGTCCTCCGGGTTGGAGAACAGCCGCGCGGCCTTCGCCTCGATCTTGTCCATCGCCCGCTCGCGCAGAGCTCCGGCATTGGCCTCGTCGCGGGCCTGCTTGCGCAGCGCCTCGAGGTCGGGCGCGCCGTCGCCGTCGTCCTTGGGCTTGGTGGCGTCGGCGAGCTTGGTGGCGAGGTCCTTGGCCTTGTCGCGCTCGGCCCGCCACTTCGCCTTCATGGCGTCGAGGGCCTTCTTGCCGGCGTCGCCGAGGTCACCCTCGCCCTCGCCGGGCTCCCCTTCCCCGGGCTCCCCTTCCCCGGGCTCCCCTTCCCCGGGCTCCCCTTCCCCGGGCTCCCCTTCGCCGGCGTCCATGCGGAGGTCGAGGCCTCCGGCCCAGGCGCGGCGGGCGGCGAGGAAGTCGGCGGCGAGCCCTTCGGCGTCGGCCAGGGTGGCGATGATGCGGTGGGACACGGTCTCTCCTTGCGAGAGGTCGTCGCGGGCCCTGTGCGGGCCGGCGGGGGTCAGCGGAGGTAGCCGTAGAGCCGGAGGAGGCGGATGGCGTCCTCGCGGTCGGTGGCCAGCGCGTAGATGGCCTCGGGCATCAGCCGGGCGCGGCCGCGCAGCAGCGCACCGGCGAGCCCGGACCGGGTGGTGCCTTCGGTGGTGGCCTTCAGCCCCGCGCCGGCGACGTAGACCCCGCCGGCGCGGCGGGCGTTGACCACCTGGTTGATGTCGGCGCCGTCCCGGATGGCTTCCGCCCCGGCCCGGGTGAAGGTGCGGTCCTGCGCGGCGCGGGACATCGACCGGAACGCGTCGTCGACGTCGGTGACCATGCCCTTGCCTGCGGACTGCCCTACCGGGACGTTCACGCACTGGCAGCGGGGATGCCGCTCGAACCCGGACGACCAGCGGTACCAGCGGCCGGCCAGTACGAGGCAGCGGGAGCACGCTCCCGGCGCGCACTGGCGGATGTAGCCGCCGACGCGGGGACTGGCCGCGGTCCGGACCGACGCCGACACCCGGGCGGCGTCAGCGACCTGCGTCATGACGATGCCGTCGAGCAGGCTGCCGCCGGCCGTGAGGCCGTCGATCGGTCCGTAGTCGGAGGCGACGTGCAGGGCGCGCAGCGGCACGCTGCCCAGAACGGTCGCGAGGTCCATCCCCGACGAGCCGATCGCCAACGCGCTCGGCACCACCGTCCCGAGCGCTTCCGAGCCGATGCCGAGCTGCTCGAGCATGGCCGGCACGTAGTCGGCGCCGTCGCGCGCGGCCGCGATCTGTACGGCTGCCAGCTGGGCGGTCAGTTGCGTGGCGATCGCCGCCCAACCGCCGACGATGTTGTTCGGCGGCACGGTCGACCAGGCGTTGCGGGCCGCCAGCAGCATCGCCAACATGCGCCGGCGCGTGGCCAGCGAGAACTCAGCCGCCGCCGAGGGGATCGGCACTGTGATCCGCTCCCCCACCGACGTCGATCGCCGGGACCCGGTTGAGGAGGCCGGCGCCGGCCGGGTCGTTGGCGATCATGGTCATGAGCCGCGCGACCTGGCTCTGAGAGAGCCCGTACCGCTCCTGGGCGACCCACTCCAGCGGGAAGCCGACCTGGCGGTCCTTCAGCGCGGCGTCGGAGGTCTGGGCCTCCGATGCCGTCTCGGGGTTGTGCCACTGCAGCACCGCGGTGCGGCAGGCGTCGGCGACCTTGTTCTCGCCGCGCGCGAGGGCCATGAGCCGGAACAGTCTGCGGGCCGGCGACCCGTAGAACTCGTGGTCCTCGCGGACGTCGTTGGCCAGCGGGATCTCCGTGGCCTTCAGGGTCTCGCCGTTGACGTTGCCGAGGTCGCCGACGATGTAGTGGATCGGCGTCTTCGTCTGGCTGGCGATGTGCTTGACCGCCACGTTGATCACGTTGGTGAACGGGTCGAGGCTCGCCGCGTCCCAGGAGTCGATCTCGGGCTTCGCCCCGGTCAGGTACAGCAGCCGGCCGGCGGCCAGCTTGTCCATGTCGACCGGCTTCTCACCGATCTTCACGCCCTGGGCGTTGAGGATCGGCATCTTCGGCGCCTCGGAGCCCAGGATGACCCGGGCCGGCATCGACGCGTAGTCGGCGGCCACCGCCAGGTAGGCCCACATCAGGTTGATGAAGTCCTGCATGGCGACCGTGCCGGAGATCCGCGACAGCGGCTCGCCCTTCAGCGGCGGCTTGTGTCGGAACTCGAGGACGTTGAGCTCGCCGAGCGGGTTGTCCAACGGCCAGGTGTCGTCGCTCGCCGGCTGGTAGGACGACCAGCCGCCGGTGTCGAGCTGGACGCTGCCGATCACCACCAGGCCGGAGGAGGTCTGCCCGTTGACGACCTGCGTCGTGGTCAGCCGGCGGAACTTCCAGAGGAAGTCGGGGGTGTACAGGGTGGCGAACTCGTAGTCGCCGTCGCACCAGCTCTTCAGCGCGTAGCGGGGGAGCCCGGTCCCCGGCTCGTAGTCGACGATGACGTGCGAGGGGTGCTCCCAGGTGACGACCGGGCTGTCCTCGTCGTCGCCCCAGACGATCGCGGCCGAGCGGCGGGCGATCGAGGCGGTCAGGAAGCCCTGGCTCGACTTGGTGGGCAGCTCGTTGACCATCCAGTCCCGCCAGAGCGCCTTCTCCGCGGGGTCCTGGACCTGGTCGTCGTCGCCGAGGCGGATCCCGGTGAGCTTGGTGCGCTCTGCTGACGCCCCGCCGACGATGCCGCACCAGTTGTCGGAGAAGCCTCGGTAGCGGCGGGCGTGATCGGCCTTCCACTCCTCGGATGCGTAGGCCAGCGGGTGCTCACCGCGGTGGTAGGACTCGAACTTCTCGATCTCGGAGCGGCGGCTGGTCAGCTTGTCGTACAGCCGCTTGACGGTGGAGAGGGCCTGGTCGGCGTTCACGGGCCTCCTCAGGTCAGCGGAAGTAGACGTATGCGGGTTCCGCGCGGGGGAGCCAGCCGGCGGCGCGCTCGTCCGAGGCGGCCTCGTGGCAGATCACCGAGGTGACGGCGACGTCGATCTTTTGGTGCTGCGCGGGCTTGCCGAGCGCGTACCGCTCGCCGCGGGCGATCTTGCGGGCGTTGCGGACGTGCGTGGCCGTGGTCGGGCAGCCGTCGTGCGTGATCAGCGAGCCCAGGTCGGCCTCGAAGCGTCGGATCGCTGGGTACATGCGGGCCAGCTGGTTGGTCGGCCACGGCACGAACACCTCGTCGCCGAACTTCGTCGCCCAGTCCTCGATCTCGGACTCCCACGACTTCTCGTCGTGGAAGCCGGGGTCGCAGTAGACGCGGCGCAGCTCGTATCGGGTCGACAGCTCGTCCCAGGCGGCCCGGACCTCGCCGCGCGGGATCTTCCCGTCCCACTCGGCGGGGTTCCAGATCGTCGGTCGGCGGTCCGGGCCGTACCGGGGGGTGAACAGGTAGCCGGCCTGGGTTTCCAGCTTGATCGCCGTGTGGTCGTCGTTCTCCGACCCGTCGAAGCCGCCGCAGACGCTGGTCCCGGCTTCGGGCTCAGGCAGCTGCGACACGGTCGGCCCTCCGGCTGTCCCACAGGCCGTCGGGCAGCCAGGAGCCGCCGCCGGCGACGATCCGGTTGCCGAAGAACCGCTCGGCCTGCGCAGGGTCGGTCGCTGCGAGCTCGCTGGCCTCGCCCTCGATCGAGTCGAGGTTCACGTGCTCGGAGCCCTCGTAGACGTAGGCGTGGATCCTGCGTCGCTCGGCCTTGACCGAGTACTTCAGCTTCGGCGGTGGCTGGCGGAAGTACCGGAAGACGTCGGTGGACGCCGTCTCGTAGGTGGTCTGAGCGACCGACTCCTCAGACGGGTCCCAGGCGTTGGTGGTCTCCAGCGTGCGCCCGCCCATGCCGGCAGCGCCGCGGCGCTGGGTCTCGGCGACCCGGCGCATCTTGTTGGCCTTCGTGTAGAGCCCGGTTTCGTCCTGGAACGCCGCGCTGATCGGGTTGCCGAGCCGGCTGTTGGCCGAGGCGGTGACCTTGTCGATGCGGTCCAGGTCGGGGTCGTCACTGCCGCCGAGCACGCGGATGAAGCCCTCGCGGACGCTGAGCAGCTCGGCCAGGGGGCCCATGCGGATCATCGCCGTCAGGGGCCGGTAGATGTTGTCGACCTGGTCCTCGGACGTCGCCGTGAGCTGGATCAGCGGGGACGGCTGCCGGATGCCCGTGGGCTCGCCGACCTCGTACTCGTAGGCCCAGCCGCAGGGGCAGCCGAAGTCCTCGCAGTCGTAGACATCCCCGGCGCGCGCCCAGCCGCCGAAGACCGTCGGGCCGACCGCTTCGGCCGTCACGAGGCCAGCGGTCCACGGTCCCTTGCCGGTCTTCTGTGGCGCGACCACCTGCGAGCGCCGGTAGACGAACGCCTGGTTGAGCAGCGGGCGCTCGGGGATCCACTTCGCGTCCTCGCGGATCCGGTAGTGGTTCGCGGTGCACCAGAACTGCCAGTCGTACTGGTGGAACGGCTTGCCGCGGTCGAACCCGTCGGGGACCCGGCAGTGCTGCTCGAGCCAGCCGTCGATCAGGTCGCCGAGCGTGGGGAAGTCGACCTTGCCGACGTGATCGCTGATCACCGCAGCCGCCGCGGCCGCCGCACCTGGGGTTCGGCCGCGGCCTCAGCCTCGGGCGTCTCCGTGGCCGGGCGAGAGGCCCGGCGCGCGCCGATCTCGTCGACCGCGACCTGCCAGCCCATCTCGGCCAGGCCGGCCGTCGTCATGCCGATCTGGTCGGCGAAGCGGTGCAGCTGCCCGTACAGCGCGGCGCCGGCCTCAGTGCTCTCGCAGCGGACCTTGACCCGAACCCACATCGCGACGCTCGGGATCCGCCAGCGCTCGGATGGCAGTGACCACGCGCAGGCCTGCGGGGTGCGCCACGCGGCCGCCCAGACCTGGGTCTCCCGGATCGAGATCTCGTCGTCGATCGCCGCAGGCAGCGGGAAGTCGGGGATCTCGCCGTCGTAGCCCTCCGCCGGCAGAGCCTTCAGCGAGTAGCCGCGGGCGTCGGAGCGTCCCGACCTCGGATCCGCCGCCGGACCGGACCGGTTCCGCGCTCCCCCACGCCCCATCGCCGGTCACCGCCTCCCCCGCGGCCCCAGCCGGCGGTCACAGAAGGTGACTGATGATCTTGACCCGCGAATGTTTGAACCCTCCGCGGGTGGGAGAGCCCTCCCCGGCGGTCCAGGCCGCGACGGCGCGAGGGGGGCACCCCCCATGCCTTGGTCACGGTGGGTGACCGGTCAGCGTTCGTTCCAGCCGCCGGGCTGGTTGCTCGAGGTCTCGCGGTCGTGGCAGCGCTTGCACAGGCCGCGGCCGAAGCGCGGGTCATCGGGGTTGCGGCCGCTCGTGATCAGCTCTCGCCGGGACAGCGGCCAGTGGTCGGCGACGGTGGACGCGGCGAGCTCGCACAGCACGCAGATCGGGTCGCGGTCGAGCACGTCAGTGCGGAAGTGCCGGTGGCCGGCGCTGTTGTAGCCGCGCTCGGTGGCGGTGCCACGGTCGCGGTCGGCCTGTCGCTGGCAGTCGGGGCAGCGTCCGCTGTCGGTGAGGCGTGGGCAGCCTGGCCTGGTGCAGACACGTCGCGATGGCACGGCTCTCCTGCCAGAGTCAGCTGTCCAGATCTGGACAGCGCGGGCGCACGAGGCCGCAGCCTGGGCACCACTCGTGCTCGGTACCGAGGGGCTGCCAGTCGTGGGCGTGCGGCTGGAGGGAGCGCCGGTAGGCCTCGAGGTCAGGCACCGATCGGCTAGAGCCGGACGGCGCAGTGCGGGCAGCGGTGCACGTGCATCGGCACGTTGCGCAGCGGCTTGCCGCAGCCGCCTTCGGCCTGGCAGCGGGCGAAGTCGCAGTCGCACAGGGCGAGGTCGACGGCCTTGGTGCCCGGCAGGCTGGTCTGCACGTGGCGGACGACCGGTTCGGTCTTGCAGTGCGTGCAGACGGCCATGGCGTCCTCCGTTCTACGCGTCGGGGTCGTGGCTGACGCGGGGGAGGCGAGCAGCGTTGAAGCCGCGGTAGCGGCCGCCCCAGACGCCGACGTCGCGGCGTTCGTCGGCGAGCTGGCCGCACGGGGTGAGCCGCGGGCAGGTCTGGCAGACGGCGACCGCGCCGGCGATGCGGGCGCGCTTGGCCTTGCGGCCTTCCCCGCCGCGCACGTCGACGTCCCAGGTCGTTGCCGGGAGTTCGGAGGTGGCGCAGGCCGCGCTCACGTCGACCGGTGGGCGGCGCGGCAGGTGTCGCAGGACGCCATCCAGACGTGGTGGCGTAGGCAGCGGAACACGGCGAGCACGGCGGACCTCCGGCGGCGTTCAGTGGCGGTCCGCGTCGCCCGGCCGGCGGGCTTTCCCTAGGCCGGCCGGGCGGTGTCGCGGTGGTGGGAAGTTGAGCCCCGGAGGCGGGGGCGCGCGGGCGCGCGAGCTTCGGCAGCAGTCTGTGTGTGCGCTCTGCTCGGTCGCGATCGCCGTGGCGGGTCGTGCCTCCGGGGTGCCTGGGTCGCGCGGCGTTTCCCCAGGCGGTGCGGCTCCCTGTGAATACAGGTGTGCCAGCGCTCGAAAGGGTGCACTGACGGAGCGTGAGCGTCAATGCACAGCGAGTGTGGTGGTCACTCTGGTCCCAGAGGCACCAGCCGTTCCGGGTGGGCGTGCTGCCGGTCCGCCAGGATCTGCTCGGCCTGGTCGAGGTCGAGCAGGACCGCGCGGGTGAGCACGTCGCAGGCGACAGGCGGGATCTCGCGGCGGATGTAGTTCACGTGCCGCTGCGCGAGACGGGCGACGATCTGTCGGGTGACGAGCCAGCGGCCATCGTCGAGGCGGCGCGGCTCGGGATGCGGCTGGCCGCGGCTCATCGGCGGTACCAGTGCAGCTCGTGCCGGGTGCCGTCACAGGAGGCGTCAGGCGGGAGGACGGTCGCCCGCAGGTGCTGCCGACCAGCGTGCCGACCTCGCGACTGCACTCGCACCGACTCGATCTCGTACAGCCGGCCGGTGGGCGTGACCAGTTGGTCCCCTGCGGCCAGCAGGAACGGGGCGTCGTAGTACAGGCCAACCTCTGAGCCGACCTGAGCGACACTCACGACAGCCGGCGCGGCCGCCGTTGCCGGGTGAGGTCGCGGGACGGCCCGGTGTTCCGCTCTCGGCGCAGCCGCAGCGCCCGGGCTCGCGGATCCTCGTCGACGTCGTCGGCGAGCTGATCACGCAGGGCCGCCAGCGGTGCCGCAGCCTCCTCGACGGCGTGGAACAGCCGCGCCATCGCCTCGCATGCCTCGCGGAAGGCTGAGCCGAAGATCTCGCTCAGCAAGGCGCCCTGCCACGTCGCGAGCCCGTCCGGCCCCACCAGGTGGTGCACGACGCCGTTGCCGAACGCGAGCAGCCCACGACCCTCTCGGCGAGGGAGCTGCACCGCTTCCGACGTCGAGTGGTGGGTTTCGTCGATGACGATCGGCGGCGGGACGCGGCCCCCTCGGAAGCCGACAGGCCGGCGGCGCTCAAGCCCGAACGGGATCTCTGGCTCGGGCGTCCAGCGCATGGCGTCGGAGCTGACCGACCAGTCGCCGAGGGCGCCGTCGATCGCGTCGATCACGTGCTGCGTCCGGTCCGTCATGGGCGCCACTCCTCGCGGTACCCGGGCCAGTCGGCGTAGGGCAGAGCGAGAGCGCGGAGGATCGGTGTCGTGGGAGGCTCGGCGCCGAACCGCTCGCGGTACTCCTGCTGCGTGAGCCATGCGATCTGCTGGGTGAGCCGCATGGTCACCGTCGAGGGATCGTCGCCCTGCTCGAACTTGGGGGACTGCTCGACGAGGACGGGCCACGACTCGTGCAGTCGGATGATCTCGCGCTTGGCTGCGCATTCGGCGAGGACACGGGCCGGGTCCCAGTGGGCGATGTGTGCGGCGTCGGCCATCGACTGAGGGTTGTCAGATGGTCCGGTGGCAGCGACCCCGATGGTCGTGGTGTTGTCGCCGTCGTCGGGACCCGCGCCCACGAATTCCTCACCGCCCGTCGTGAACTTCCCAGCGCGAGCGCGAGCCAACTTCTCCTGGTCGGTGAACCATTCCTTGCCAGGGTTGTAGCGCCAGGGCCCGGGTGTTGCCGCCCGCGCCACCGCCTCGTCGGCCTCGATCTGTGCGAGCAGCCACGAAGCCAGGTCGGTCACCGGAAGAGCCTGAACAGGGTGCGGGTGACCTGCCGGCGCACGACCCGCTTCGCCAGGGCGTCGGGGCCGCGCCGGGCGGCCTGCACGTCCCCGATGCCCCGCTGCGTCTTGTACAGCGCTCGACGCAGCTGCGACAGGGCGGAATGGCGGCGCGTCACGGGTAGCTCACGACCTCGATGGCGCCGGTGTCTCGCTGCCCGCGTGCGCGGGCCTCGACGGCGATCTCGGGGATCACCCATGTGTCGCCGACTTTCACGGCGTCCAGTTGGCCGGCGTTGACCAGCTGCAGGGCGCGCTGCCGGGAGACGCCGAGGGCCTCGGCCGCCTGGGGGACGGACATCAGCGGCGGCACCTCGACGGCCTCGATGCGTCGGTGGAACTCCTCGGTCGGCAACACCTCGAGCGCGTAGACCTGGTGGCCGGTGGCGAGGACGACGGACAGTGCGGTGATGACGGCCTGCCGGATGGTGTCGGCGGGCACGGTGAAGATGAGCTCGACGCGGCCGCCGTGGACCGCTCGGGCGACGGTGCCGGCGTACTCGCCGACGACGTCCATGAGGACGTCGACGGCGGCCGCGTCGAAGTCGCGGGAGTCGAGCTCGACGCGTGCGTTGTAGTCCATCGGGGTGCTCCTGGCGTGGTCGTATGACGCTGGTTCGGAGCTGGGGGAACATGGAGCCGGGGTGGAACCGGGGGCGGTTGGTGCGCCCCCGGCTCCACTTCATCTGGTCAGGTGACTGGCCAGATGAACCCGGCGCGCCTCAGCGGCGCCAAGCCGTTCGCGAGACCGGTGCCGCCCTTGAAGCGCATCGGGATGGTGCCGACGTACTCGGAGCCCAGGTAGACCCGCAGGCGGGCGTTCTTGGTCTCCATGACGTCGAATCCCTGCTCTCCGAGGGCTCTGACGATCTCCTTCACGACCTTGTCCATGTTCACCCCCTCTCCTTCCTGTCCGGGCGTTTCCCGGACAAGAACAACCATACCGGTGGACTTGTCCGCCGACAAGTACCCGGATGGGTGAATCGCGGCGTGTCACGCCGTCAGCATCAGGCGGTCCGGCAGGTACCCGTACGGCATGACGACGACGAAGAACTCGTCGACCGTGCGCAGCCCAGCGCGGCTGGGGTGCGGGTCCCACAGAACGGTTCCGTCGAGGAGGCCGACGACGACGTGGCCGAAGTCGCCGCGCGGACTCCGGCCTCCGACGAGCACCGGGAGTCGTGGATCGTGGCCCCAGGTCCGGGCGAACGGGTCGTCAGATAGGTCCGAGGCCTCGAAGTAGGCCAGGTCGAGCCCGCGCTGACGCTGCAGCCAGCGGCGCGTCTCGTCCCACCAGGACAGGTAGAGGCCGAAGTGCGGGACGGTCTCGGCCGGCTCTCCGAGCAAGCTGGCGATCGCGGCGCGGTAGCAGTCGCCGGGGACGCCGTCCGCGGTGTGCCCGTCCGTGCGGTGAGCGGCCTGCACGTGGAGCTGGGTGACCTCGTGGAAGCTCATGCGAGGGAGGCGACCTCGAGCGCGGCCAGGCCGACGGCCATCGCCTCGTCCCACGTCTCTGCGACACCACTGTCGAGGAGACAGCCGTTGGGCTCGGAGATCATCCACGACCAGGAGCCGGGGTAATCGAAGCCCACCCAGAGCCGCGGGTGCTCCTGCTCGGCGGCGACCCGGCGCCGTTCGGCGGTCGGAGGCCAGTGGCAGGGCAGGGTGCAGTCGTCCGCCGGCTCACCCCGACGCGCCGCCCACCGACGGGCCCGAGGGGACAGCAGGCTCATGCGACCGCGGCGGCGCTGTACCGCCGCAGGACGTCGAAGCCCGACGTGAGGTTGCTGCAGCGATCGCAGCGGACCTGGAGCTGGCCGACGGCGTGGACGTGACCGGTGCACTGCTCCCCGTCGATCAGCTCCCGGCAGCGCGGGCCCGCAATGACGACGTGCACGACACCGCGGTCGAGGAGCTCGGCCAGCGCCTCGAGCTCGGCGTGGAACTCGGCAGCCCAGTCCTGGCCGCGCACCCAGTCGAGCTCGTCGACGAGGACCTGGTGCTCGCTGGCCAGGGTGGGCCGCGGCGTGACCCACATGCGCAGCGTCCACCGCTCGCACCAGGCGTGGTCGCACCACACGCCCTCGCAGATCCCTGGCCCGATCGGGCGGCCGCCGAGCGGCACCGTGTGCGGGACCTCGTGGACGACGAGGCCGCGGCCGGCGCGCACCTCGGCGGCACGGGCGAAGATCACTTCCTGGACGCCGCGGCCGCGGTTGCCGTCCGGGTCGTAGGCCGACCGTTCTTTCGACCGGGGGTCGCGGAGCACGATGACGTCGAGCAGGGCAGGGTTCCGCATCGACTTGAGTGAGCCGCCGCCGCGTCCGTCCCGCGCTGCGCTGGGCGAGGGCAGGTTCGGGTTCGCGTCGAGCTGCTCGTAGAGACCGGGGAGGGCGCGGAGCCAGTCGCCGAGCTCGAGCCCGTGGGTGGCGCAGATCGTCCACCCTGGGGAGCAGAGACGGTCGCAGCCGGAAATCGGGCACTGCGGCCGGTCGATGTGCTCGCTCACGAGGCTTTCTCGACCGGATCGTAGCTGGCTTCGAAGATCGATCCCTTGCACGGGTAGAACTCGCCTGCGACACCACGGATGACGAAGTCGCCGGCGCTGGCCGTCATCGTTCCCTCGAGGGTGTCGACCGTGAGCGTCGGCGGGTGGCCGGGCGTGCCCTCCTGGCCGTCGTCGTAGGGCCACTGGCCTTCGTGGAAACGGATGGTGCCGCCCTGGCCGAGCGCCCAGTCGATGATCTCGGACGCGCTCTCCGGTGTGCCGGTCCAGCGCATGGCCTCGATCTGGATCGGCTTCTTCCGGTACCTCATCGCGGCGAAACCGGGGGAATCGGTCGGCCGAGATAGTCGACCATCGGCATGGCCAGCCGCGATGTGAGCGGGTTCGGCGTCCGGCCGGCCGGATCCGCCAGTGGCGAGAGGTTGCAGGCGACCGCGGCGTTGGCGTACATCACCGCTTCCTGCAGCGCGGTCAGCGCGAGCGCCTTCTCCCGGCCGTCGGGCAGCGTCTCGTCCCAGTGGGAAGCAAGGGCGATGGCGCGGGCCCGATTGTCCTCGAACAGCGGGATCGTCTGATCGGTGGCCGGGTGGAACCCGAACCGGCGGTTGATCTCCTCGGCGCCGAGCATCGTCATGGGGTCTCCTCCTGCTGCGGTCCGGTGCGGATCTCGACGGTGCAGCCGAGGACGACGTCGGTGACGACGATCTCGCCGGCGTCGTCCGGCGACGCCGCGTTGATCCGCTCGACGAGGGCGGCGAGCGCCTGCTGCTGGTCGTCGGGCACGCCGAAGTAGCGGGAGACGAGGACCTTGTCCGCCCACTTCTTGGCGTCGTCGAGGGTGGTGATCTCCTCGAGGACGCCGTGGCGGTCGTCGGCAGCGTCGACGACGGTGACGGTGTAGATGGTGGCGGGCGACGTCATCGGGTCTCCTCCTGGAGCGCGTAGGGCCGGGGCCGGGGGTGCTGCAGCGTCGCGGTCTTCCGCTCGTCGCGCCGCAGCATCGAGGCGTGCCGCTGGTCCGCCTCCTCGGTCAGCCGGCGGAGTACTTCGCCGGCGTCGATGGAGGCGGTGTGTGCGTCGTCGGCGCGGTGCCGTGGCCCGGGAGCCTGCGGGGCATCGGGTGCCGGCCGGTGGAGGAGCTGCCGAGGCATCGTGTGCGCCCCGGGCAGCCGATGGGTTCGGACCAGCAACGCAACGACGAGCAGCACCAGGCAGACCAGGCCGACGACGATGATCACGAGGGGCACGGGGCGGCCTCCGGGGCGAGGTCGGTGCGCAGGTTGAGGCAGGCGCGGGTGCGGCCGTCGCAGCCGGTGCACTGCAAGACGTGCACCCCGGGCGCGGGGCGGAGTACTCGATAGGCGGTCGGCTCGCGCCGACCGCCGTCGCAGGTGGGGCAGTCTCGGCAGCTGGCGCAGCTCTCGCCGGTGCCGTGCGCGAGCGGGGACCGTGGCCGCGCCGGCGACGTCATCAGTGGCCCTCGCAGGGGCAGGCCGTGTCGGCGAGTTCGCGGAGCAGGTTGCGCAGCAGCTTCACGTCAGCACCCGGAACCGGCGGGTCAGCCGCTCCTTCATGTAGCTGGCGGCTTCGTCGGGGTGCTCGGAGCGGAAGCGCGTCTGGTCGAAGGTTAGGGAGACGACCGTCTTGTGCTCGGCGAAGGGCTTGCCGGTCTCGGCGACTTGCAGGACCTCAGCGGCGCCCATCTCGGCGAGGATGTCGGCCTTCGCCGCGTCGAGGGCCTCGCGCGCGGAATCGACACGGCGCTCGGCGCTGCGGTACTTCTTGCGGAGGGCGTCGGCCCTGGTCTTGGGGATCTCGGCCGAGGCCGGCGGCAGCGGCGTCAGGGTGCCCGGTGTCGTGTCGCCGGCGAGCTTGGCGCTGGCCTGGGCGAGGGCGGCTGACGCCGCCTGCGCGAGCTTGCCGGGCATCGTTTCCTCCGAGAGTTTCGCGAGAGCGTCGTTTGTGGATACCCAACAAACGCGCCGGTCCGACGAAACCACGCGGGCGGTTACGAAACCAGGAAATCCATTACCTTCTCGATGCCCGGCGTTTAGCAGAGCCCTACAACGGACGACCCTTCTGCCCCTGGCGTCACGCTGTCCGGGTGTCATCGTCGGCTCCTGGCGGAGGCGAGGTGCCAGCAGCCGCAGTCCGGGCACCGGTAGGCGGTTCCGGGCCGGTGTCGGCGGTGACCGGTGCGGGGCTTGGTGCGTCGCTGAACCTTGGCGAGGACGCGGAAGGCGGCCTGCGGTGACGGGTAGGGCACTTTGCCGATCGGGCAGCTGGCGGCGGTCATCGTTGGGGTGCTCCGTCCGAGGGTCCGGCGGGCCGGACCCTGGAACGGCTCCGGTCGCTGCGTGGCGTGGGTGCGGCGAGAGAGGGTGCCCGGTCCGCGGTCCTCCGGGCTAGGTGTGCGGCGGGAACATCCAGGTCAGAACGGCGGCGCGGTCCGGCCGGCTGTCCGTCTGCGGCTACTGCGAGGGTCCGGTGGGCCGGACCCTGCGGCGATCAGCGTCGGAACGGCCGTGCGGGCCAGGCCGACGACGAGGTCGGGGTGGCAGTCGGGGCATTTCGCGACGGCGTCGGTGAGGCGGCCCCGTCGACGGTCCTCGGGGCTGCAGTCGGGATCGCCGCACCACTGCACGGCGGCTCGGCGCATGTCGAGCTGCGCGGCGGCGACGGCTTCGGCGGCAGCGGCCGCTCGGAGCGCGGAGCGGGGGCTGGTGCCGCAGGGGCGGCAGCCGGATGTCTTCCCGTGGGCGCATCGGCGCCCCCCAGCTCGGCTGGGGGGTTGGGGGGTAGTCGGACGTTCAGGACGTTCGGGTGACACCCAGGTGTCACCCCTGGAACGACAGAGCTGTGTCACCCCGGGTGACAACCTGTCGCCCCCCTCGCCGACCTCCGGAGGGGGTGACAACTTGTCACCCCCTCCGGGGTTGCCCACAGCTTTTTCCACCGCGGCCGGGCGCTTCCTGGAGGCCTTGTCCGGCTTCTTCGCCGCGTCGTCCATGTGCACCCGGTAGCGGTGGGTTCCGTTCTGTCCGGCCCCTCGCACGACCGTGAGGCAGCCGATCTCCTCGAGGTGCTGGATGCGCCGCTGAACCGTGCGTTCGGAGCAGGTGGCCTTGTCGGCGAGTGTCTTGACCGAGGGCCACGCGTGGTCACCGTCGTCGCCGGCGTGATCGGCGATCGCCAGGAGGAGCAGCCGGTCGTTGCCGGTCGTCTTGGAGTACTTCCACACCCAGGCCGAGCACTCGACGCTCACGAGGCAACGTCCTCGTCGACGTCGACGTCGACCTGCTCGAGCTCACCGCCGGCGGCTGCGTCGTGCAGCCGGCGACGGTCGGCGAACGTTGTGCCGCCCCAGACTCCCTCGATGGCCATGCCGTCGATGCGGGTGGTCATCGCGTAGCGACGGCATGGGTTGAGGAACTCGCAGCCGGCGCAGAGCTTCTTGGCCTCGGTCCCGCGGGCGCCGTTCTT